TCGCCGTCGTCGTCGCGGGTGATGCGCCGGGCCTGGTTGATGATCCGCGACGTCGGCTCGGGGTCGAGCCAGAAGCGGCGCCCGGTGGCCCGGTCGATGCTCCGGGACGCGGCGGACAGGTTCCCCACCAGCAAGGCGTCCCGGTCGGTGTCGGTGATCTTCAGGGCGTCTTTGAGGGTCTGCAGACCCGCGTAGATCGGTTCGGACACCACGTACAGGGACAGTTCGTCCTCAACCGGCTGGCCGCCCACGGTGCCGTCCAGGACGGCCGTGTACGGGCCTTGCGCGGTGTCGGAGGGCACCTGCCACACATAGGAGTAGGTGGTGCCGTCCACGCCGAGACCATCGCCAGTGGGGCCGACGACGGGGTCACCGCCGGCGGTCGGGACGATCGTCACCATCGGATCGGTAAGCGCCGAGTCGACTGTCCAGACCAGCGCCGCGTCCTGCCCGGCCGCCACCGTGATCACGCCGCCACCACCCTCATGGCGCGGGCCACGCCCTCGGCCAGCGACACCCGCGGCTGGTAGTGCTGCAGCATCCGCGCCGGATCACCGACCCGGTAGGCGACACCGGCGGGGGCGTCCGGCACGGTGGCGAAGTCGGGCCGGTAGCCGGCGGCCTGGCAGATCAGGGCGACCAGATCCCGCATGGATGTGCCCACCCCGGTGCACAGGTTGACCGGGCGGCGCTCGTCGGCGTCCACCACGGCCAGGGCACCGGCCGCCACGTCGGAGATGTGGATCCAGTCGCGCACCTGCTCGCCGCTGCCCCAGACCCGGAACGGGTCCTCCCGGCGGCGGGCTCGGCCGACGAACGCACCGAACGGCCAGTCGGCGCCCTGGTCTTCGCCGTAGCCGGAGAACGGCCGCACGACGTGCACGGCCAGGCCGGCGGCCGCCGCCGCGGCGGCCATCTGCTCGCCGGTGAGCTTCGTCCACCCGTACCCGGCGTCCGGGCGGCCGATGTTGTGCGCGCCGCCGCGGATGTCGTCCTCGTGCAGTGGCCGGGCGGTGGCGTAGTCGTTCTGCAGGTCGACCGGGTAGGCGGCCGAGCTGGACGGGTACAGCACCCGCCGCTGCCCGGTGCGCACCGCCCAGTCGAACATCGCGGCGTCCAGCATCAGGTTGTAGGCCATCGTTGCCGGGCGGCCGTCGATCGCGGCCCGGTGCGGCGCCCTTGCGGCAGCATGCACCACCAGGTCGAACACCGAGGTATCCCCCTGGAACACCTCCAGCGCGTCCACGCCGTCGGCGATGTCGACGCCGGACACCTGCCAGCCGCGGCGTTCCAGCTCAGCGACCATATGGCGGCCGACGAACCCGGCCGAGCCGGTGACGAGAGCGGTCTTCACAGCAGCCCCCAGATCCCGAAGCAGTACGCCATCCCCTGCGGCCGGAAATCCACTGTCGTGAAGACGTGGACCGTCCAGCCGGCCGCCACGGCCATCGCCTCGACGGCCTCCCGGTCCCACGCCCAGTAGTGCTCGACGTTGCGGTCCTCCCACGCCTCGATGGGCGTGGACAGCACCATCAGCCGGGCCCGCTGCCGCGCGGCGGCCAGCACCTCGTCCGGGTCGTCCAGGTGCTCGATCGTCTCCGCGCACACCAGCAGATCCACCAGCGGCAGATCGAGGATCGTCTTCTCGATCGGCCCGGTGATCTCGTATCCGGGCGCCAGGTCACCGAAGTACTTCCGGTCGGCGGCCAGCGCCCGGAGGATGTGCCCGTCCCCGCACGACAGGTCCGCGGCCGAGTCGAGCCCGTCACGGCCCATCCACCGGGCCACCGCCAGCGTCACCTCCACCCGCAGGAGGTGATCGGCCCAGCGGGTGTGATCGTGCGGGCGGCCGTACAGCCGCCGCAGCGCCCGCTCGTCGTGCGCCGGCCGCAGCCGCTCACGCCTCACGCCGCCACCGCCCGGCGCAGCGCGGCCACGTCCCGGGCCCCGTACTGCTCCCAGTAGGCCCGGTAGGCGGCGGCGTCCCGTTCGTACATCGCCGGAGCGTTGACCCGCCGGTGCCCTTCGTCCCACGGCGCTTTCCCGGCGACCGGATGCAGGTGCTCGACCACCACGTCCGGCAGGTAGGTGATGCGGGCCGCCGCAAGCCCGAGGGCCATCCAGTAGTCGTCGACGTACAGGTGCGTCAGCACCGGCGGGGCCATGTGCCCCAGCGCGCGGACCGCGCCGGCCGACATCGCCACCTGGGTGGGCAGCCGCGGCCCCTGCAGCAAGTCGTTGCCGTACACCAGGCCCGGCCGGGCGCGCAGCGCCTCCAGGTAGCGGGCGTCCCAGCCCTCGGTGCGGGGCCTGTGGTCGTCGCCCATGAAGGCGACCGCCGCCAGGTCCGGATAGGCCGTCGTGATGTCGATGGCGGCCTTGTTCAGCGCGGACACCATCGTCCCCGACGACTGCGTGTTGATGCGCGCCCGATCGGCCACCGCCGAGACGTACTCGTCCCGCGCCGGATCGTCACCGTCCACGGCGAACACGATCCGGGTGCCGGCGGTACAGGTGTCGGCGAACGCCTGCAGCAGCTCGGCCACGGCGTGCGGGCGGCCCCGGGATGGGACGATGACGACCAGGCCGCCGGTCATCCGGGCACCGCCACCTCGGGCATGCCGGGCATCGGCTGGGCGTCCGCCGGCGGCGTGTAGTCCTCCTCGCCGATCCACACCATCTTGTGGTGGGTCGTCTTCACCCCGGTGTGCACGAACACGGGGATGCGCAGCGTCGACAGCCGCCAGCAGAACGACAGATCCTCGGACACCCAGCGGCCGTCGGGGTAGCGGACCGGATCGAACCAGGCGTCACCGTGCTTGTCGCGGACGGCCTGGGCTGCCGACCGGTGGATGAGCAGGCACGCCGCACCTGTCCCGGCGACCTGTACCAGCGTGTTGTCCGGGTAGTGCCAGCGCGTCGCGAACCCCACCTGCCCGCGGGTGTCGGTAGCCGGGTTGTAGATGGTCGGGGCGGGCATGACGCGCCGTCCGCCCATCCCGTCCTGGCGCACCTCCCGGGCGCCGAAGCACAGGCCGCCGACCACCGGGCGCTCGGCCGGGTCGGCGGCGGCCAGCAGCCGGTCCACCGTGTCCGGCGCGAAGCCCATGTCGGTGTCGATCCACCACAGCCACTCGTGCGGGGTGTCATCCAGCCACCGGGTCATGACCAGGTTGCGGGACTCCACCAGCGCCCCGGTGCCGCACGAGGTCATGAACGGCCCGCCGGTGCGCATGATCCGCTCGTTGTGCAGCATGTCGTAGGCGACCATCTGCATCACCGACTGGTGCCAGGAATGGGAGACGGTGTGCGGGTGCAGGTAGGCCATCTGCACCAGGCCGTCACCGGTGGCGCGGTCCTCACTCACTGGCGTCCACCTTGCGGCGGCGGGTGACGCCCTTGCGGACCTCGCCGGGGCCGCGGGTCGCGGCCTCCACCACGGGGGCCTGCCGAGTCCGGGCCGGACCCGGCTTGGGGATGTCCGGCGGCGGCGGCTCGCTGGTGAACAGGTCCGGCCGCTCCAGCACCAACGGGTGGTCGTCCTCGATCGACTGGCCCGGCGACAGCACGATCTGCCCGCCCGACCAGCGCACCGCGCCCGCGCAGGCGCTGTACAGCAATCCCATGGCATCTCCTCTCGGACTGGAGTGGGATCCGGGCCGCCGCGCAGTCCGAGTACGCGGCGGCCCGGAGACTGGAGGCCGATCAGGTCTTGTTGACCAGCAGCCGGAAGGCGTTGTCGTTGACGACGTCGGCGCCGACGCGCGCCCAGGCGAACCAGCCGCGCTGGCCGGTGGGCCGGTTGTTGGTGACGTCGAACAGCATCGGCAGGAACTCGACCGTCATCCCGGCGCGCTGGGCGACCAGGTAGCCGCTGAAGTCGCCCACCACCAGCAGCGCCTCGGTCCCGGTGCCGGTCGGGGTGTCGGCCATGAAGTCGTTCATCGGGTACTCGCGCCCGAACAGCCGCGGGATCGCCTCCTGGGTGATGTCCACGGTGAAGTTCGGGTCGACGGTGCCCAGCTGCCGAACCGTGTTTTGCACGTCGGTGCTGCTCAGCCACGCCGTGGACGACTTGCGGCGGTACTTCTGCGGGAGGGCGTCCCACAGGCCGTAGATGTCGACGGCGCCGATCACCCCGGCGGTGGTGACCTCCACGTTCGCCGGGTTGGTGACCGCGTCCAGGGCGGTGACCAGGCCGGTCGGCTGACCGGACCCGGTGCCGGTGGTGAGCTTCTCGGCCAGCAGCTCGTCGTAGCCCTCGGCCAGCAGCATGCTCATCTGCTCGGCGAACCCGGGCCAGTCCATGCCGATCTCGATGCTGAACGGGATGAACCCGTCGGCGCGGTGGGTGGGCACCTCGGGCTGCGCGATCGTCGGGGAGTTGTCGGTGGTGGCCGCGGCCTCCGCCGAGAACTGCCACGACACGCCGGCCGAGGACAGGCCGCGCCATGTGTCGTTGGTGATCGTCTCGACCCGGGCGAGGCGAAGGATGTCGTTCTCGCTGCCCTGCGCGGTCAGGATGATCGTCGGGTCGATCAACACGGGCACCGCGAAACCGCCGGAGGCGTCCACGCCGATGCTCATCGCGCGCTTGATCAGCCCGACCTGCTCGATCGCCCGCGACTCCTCCGGGGAGAATACCGGTGCCGTGGACGCGGCGATCTTCTGGAACGCGCTGCGGTAGTGCGGGTTCTCGGTGGCCAGCAGCAGCCGGCCGATCAGCTCACCGTCGGTGTCGCCGGTCTTGGTCCGCAGCAGCTTCTGCACCTGGGCCTTCTGGGCGGGCTCCAGGTGCCGGGACTGGGTGTCGTCCACCACCGACATGGCCCGCGAGTAGACCGCCTGCCCGTCGATGGTGCGCACGTCGCCGTCGAACGGGTCGTCCTTGACGGTGACCTGGATGCTGCGGAACTTCTCCCGCGCCGCCTCCAGCCGCTCACGCCGCTCGGCCGCGCGCATCTGCGGCTCCAGCTCGTTGACCTCGGCCTCCAGCGCCTCCCACTGGGCGCGCTGCTCGTCGGTCAGGTCGCCGTCGCCGGCCTCGGCGTCGATCGCCTTCAGCTCGTTCTGGATCTCCTCGATCCGGGATCGGATCTCTGCGGCGGTCCGCTGACCGCCGGTCCTGGTGCTCATGCTCTCCTCGCCATGTCGATCAGGGTCAGGCGGCGGCGACGTGCCGCTGCCGTGAGTCCGTCGACGTGGCGGGCCGGCGAGTCGCCGGGTGCCGGGGTCTTCGGGGCGGGCGTGACGGGGTCGGCGGGCCCCGGCTCGCGGCCGGGGGTGTCGAGCCCGTGCATCGCCCGGAAGGCTGCAAACGATCGTAGAAGATCGTTGTACTGCTCGCTATCACGTTCGGCCAGCGACTCCATCAGCCAGTCCGCGCCCGAGCGCAGTCCCGCGGTGGCGTCCGGGTTCGCCGGCCAGGTCACCGGGCCGGCTTCAAACAGCTTCACCTCGGTGATCGTCCGCTCCGGCAGCCCTTCGGAGTTGTGCCGGGACGGGCCGGGGTCGTAGTTCCATTCCTCCCCCACCACCTCGAACATGAACGAGGAACCGTAGGCGCCGGCCTCCAGCCCGGGGATCAGGTCACGGTTGTAGCTGGTGTCCAGCAGCGGGACTTCCATGTAGGGGGAGGTCTCCCGCTCCTCCAGTACGGACGGCACACCGAGCACCTTCCGGTCGATCTGCGCGTCCCGGCCGTGGTTGAACAGCACCTTGATCCGGCCGCCGTTGTTCTTGATCGTCCGCTTGAAGGCGCCGCGGACGGTGCGCTCCAGGAATCGGCCCTCGAAGATCGAGTCGATCTCGTACCAGGTGTCGAACCGGGAGAACTCCACGACCATCACCGGCATGCCGCCGGGGTCGCCGCCGGGGTCGCCGTCCCGGCGGGCGGGACGGCGGGCCAGGGTGGGGGTGGCGGCGCCACCGCGGATCAGGTACAGGCCGCGCACTCCGCGCATCACTCCTCCTCCTGCGCGCCGCCGACGGCGGCCGGATCACTTGGGGCGGACGGGCCGTCGCCGACGAGCGGCTCATCACCCCACGGCACCGGCGGCAGATCCTCCAGGTCGCGGATCTCGTTGACGGTGCGCCACCGGTTCTGCAGCGCGCTGGCGTGCGCCTGGTAGCGCTGCATCGTGGACGTCGCCAACAGCGCGTCCCTGTTGAGCCGCACGTACTGGGGGCGGGGCAGGAACTCGCTCAGCAGCCGCTCCAGGCGGCGCAGCCATTTGTCCAGGCTGTACTTGAGCAGGTGCAGGTCCCGGTCCACCACGTTGCTGTAGGTGAGGCTGCCACCGGACTCATAGCCGAGGATCTCCGCATAGCCGGGCCCGAACAGCCGGCAGCACTCGGCCGCGCTGTAGCCCTGCGTCTGCAGGAACTGCGACTCTTCGGGGGTGACCTGGATCGGCTTGTAGTCCCAGCCCTTGCCGTACACCAGCGGCTCACGGGTACCCCGCAGCGCCGCGAGGAACTTGTCCTTGACCGCGCGGATTTGCTTGTCATCCAGCGGCACCTCGGAGTTCGTCAGCAGCGCATTCGGGTGGGCGCCGTCGGCGAACCACTGAGCGCCATACCTCACCGAGGAAAGCTGCACGCCGACGCTGACCGCCGCCAGATGGATCGGCGACAGGCCGAGCACATACCCGGCGACCGGGTTCACCCGGCGGTGCAGAAAGTCGCGGGGGGCGTCCTGTCCGGCCACCGCCCACCGCGGACGGCCATCCTCGACGCTCACCGACACCTGGTCGGGATGGAACAGGTCCACCTGCCGCAGGAAACCCGACGGGGAGCGCTCCAGCACATGGCCGTAGGCGTTGCCGCGCAGCAGCCAGGACATCATCACCCGGTAACGCCAGTCCTCCAGGCCATGCCCATCGCCGTCCGGATCCTCCAGCCACCACGGGGTGCCGAGCCGCTTTCGGTCGCTGCCCGACCCGCGGAACACGTCCACCGGCAGCTCAGAGCACAGGGAGGCGATCAGGTCGGCTGTGGCCCACACCGCCACCGCCTGCAACGCCGACTCCGCAGTGGTCAGTTGCACATCCGCATAGCTGGCCGACGTGCGGATCCTGGCCAGCAGCGAATCCAGCGGAATCCCCGGCAAACCGGTCTGCCGCTGCTGCACCTCGGCCCCGCCGGACCGGCGCCGCCACCACACGCTCACGGCATCCTCCGATCCAGCAGCAGGCAGAACCCTCCACCAGCCAGCAGCGCCAGCGGCGGCCACACCAAGTACAGGCCCCAGCAGATCAGCAGCGGACCCGCCAGGCCCGGCGCCGCCAGGCCGAGGATGCGCAGCGTCCGCCCGGCCAGCTCGGCTACCCGCGCGCGGCGGGACGGTCGTGTACGCATGCCGCTCCTCAACCGATGTTCGCCACCGGGTCGTAGTCCACTACCAGCAGCGGCAGCCGCGTCAGCAGCGCGTACCTCGCCAGCGTCACCGCCACCAGCGGCGAGATGTCCACCTGCGCACTTCTGCGGTGCCAGGCCCACGCATCGCCCAGCGGGCGGGTGCGGGCCCCGTTGACCGCGGCCGTCAGCGGCGCCTGGTCCAGGTGCACCAGGCGGCCGGTCCGCATCACATCCGCCATCTGCCCGCACGCGGCGGTCACCTCGCCGGTCTTGAAGACCATCAGGTCCCCGCGGCCCGGGGCGGATGGGTCGTCCGGCGGCCGGATGCCCGCCTCAGCCAACGCGTCCAGCAGTGACCCGGCCGGGGAGCGGGACGGCACGTCAATGCCGACCGCCACCGGGTCCCACAGGTCCACCAGCCGCACCAGTGCCGGGACCAGCCAGTCGGTTCCCGGCCGCCGGTCCACCAGCTCCACGTGCATGCGCCCGTCGCCCCGCACTGAGGCGACCCCGATGGACGCCCAGTCCCGCAACGGGGCGACATCGACGGCGAACGCCAGATCGTCGCTGGCCTGCGACGCCGGGTCGGCAAGGGCCGCCCAGCGCTCCTTGGGGATGTTCGGGTCGGCCGGCGGGACGCTCTTACGGGTCCGGTTCAGGTACGCCCGGTCGAACCCCGACACGTCGTCGGCGGCCTTGTCCAGCTCGGCGCGGATCGTCGCCTCGGTGACCGTGTGGCCGAGGGCCGGCATGCACATCCGCCACGTCGCCGGATCCTCGCGGGGAAACTCCTCCGGCGCGTACCACTCGACGTAGCACACGCCAGGATGCGTCCCCGACTCCCACAGCGCCTCGATCAGCTTGCGCCCAGCCTTCCGCTTGGCGTTCAGCCACACGCTCTTCTCCGTGCCACCCGCCGACGCCCACCACAGTTGAGCCATCGGCCGCGTCAGCATCGCCGGAGAGAACGCCTGCTCCAGCCGGTCATCCTTGTGCGCGAACGCCTCATCGATCACGCCCAGGTCCAGCGGGGGGCCGTGTCCGGCCTCCTCGGTGTTGGAGGTGATCGCCAGCTTGGAACGGGTAGCGGTCCACTTGATCGCCTCGTTCCCGTTCGTCATCCGGGTCCGGTACCGGCCGCGCAGCTTGGACAGGTCCAGCGTCGGGACGAACTCGTCCTCCAGCCGCTGACGGGCGTGGTTACGGTCCTGGGCGGCGTAGACGACGTTCTGCCGCTGCCAGGCCAGGCACCGGTGAACCTTCACCCCCAGCAGCGTCTGCGTCTTGCCCTGCTGGCGCGGCACGGATAGGCCGACCTCCCGGTAGGCGAACACGCCCGTGTCCGGGTCGATCTCGAACGCCACGTCCAGCACGTACCGCTGCCACGGCATCGGCGGATACCCCAGCGCCGTCATCACCTTGGCGACCCGCGGCCCCAACGTCGGGAAGTGCGGCCGGCGGGGCGGGCCCCACATCGGCGGGCACGTCAAGCCGTACAACTCGGCGCACTGGGCGGCCAGATCAGGCGGGGTCCGCCAGGTTGTCAAGGTCGTCGTCCTTGTCCGGGTCCGGCCGGGCCGCGCCCAGTTGCGTCAGCACCGCCCGCAGCTCCCGGGCGAGCGACGGCAGCAGCCGCAGGTTCTCCCCGCCGCACTGGTCGACCTGGGCGGCCAGCCGGTACGCCAGCGCCACCAGGCCCCCGTCG